GGGGCTTTTACCTGACGATGTCCTGTGGCGGAGGAAGGAGGCGTTCAGTGACGGGGTGAGTTCCGCGGATGGAGGTCGGACATGGGTCCAGATGATTAAAGAGTATTCCGACCGCGTTATATCGGATGCCGAGTTTAATAATAAGGCGCATCATTTGTATTCACTTCATAATCCACCCTATGACAAGGAAAGTTTCTATTATCGCCGCGTATTTGAGAATATCTATGAAGGGCGCGGTGAAACCATCCCGTATTACTGGCGGCACCCCTTTTGCGACGGTGTTTTGGACCCGAGTGCGCGTTTATTGTCGTTCTATGTGCCGGATAGCCACCATCGCCGCGTAGACGACGATGACACTCGGTCATTTGACTAATATTATGTGTGTATTATACAGACGCACGCAACGCACGCAACGCACGCAACGCACGAAATCCAATGAATACCATCAAGAACACCGCCGAAGACCTCATTGTCGCCATTGTGACCAAGATTCGCGACATTGTTCAACCTATATTCGGTAAATATACAATGTATTACAAGTATATTGACTTATTCTTCTACGCGAGTTACGCGATTATATTGCTCGGGTTTTACAACACGGTCCCCGAATACATCCCCCTATTTCGAAACATTATATTATATGTAGCCGTATTTGTTCTTTTACTTCGGTTTAATACGATTTCTTGGACGAACCCTAAATTCGCATTTTTAGGTGGAAACACGTTTAGTGATTTTGACCGACGTCTTATTATTTCCACGTGTATCTTCATTTTGTTTACGCATATCGTATCGGAGACTGTCGCCAATTATACGAAGAAGCAAATCCAGCAAAATATAACACAGCCAGTAAGCGCGGGGGTAGTCCATCCGATTTATAATTATATCGACACATCGGGTGCGGTGGATAATATTCCGGCGGTGAAGAAGTTTATACAGGCGCAGTCCCGGGCACCGGCGCAGGCGCAGTGAATCATTTGACAAAAAATTGAAATGTTTTTTGTTAAATAAATAAATAAATAGACTTCAGTGAAAATGGAATCAGCAAACGCACAACCGAACCAGGCGGCGCAGTATCAGTTCTCCGGCGGGGGCGGCGGCGGAGCCTCACTGGCGATTCAGAAAGAACTGGATATCGTGATGAATATATTGGAAGAGAATGCGGCGAAAATGACCGAAGGTGAGTATTTACAAGGAATGAACGCGCTTGGTGCGCTCCACAAACACAAACGCGAGGCGTTGAGCGAGCGCAGACCCGGCGACATATTACGATGCTGGATGACATTAGACGAGATTGAAGCGACGGACGAAGACCTCTACGATGAAATTATGGGTGTTGCGGATGATATTGTCGTGGAATTGTGCGGCGAAGATACCACCATCTATACAAACGATGAATTCAACATGGTTCATCGCGGGCAAGAACGCGACGTCTTTCAAATGCTTATCAATTACAAACCCGAGGAGGGAAATATTGGATATGAGACGAGTCCGATGGTTCTTCATCACGCGATTCAGGTGATTATGGCGCGTTTGTTTGATGATACGCATCACGAATTGGAGATTGTGCGTCCGGTGAGTTGTCCGTGTGGATGGAGAGGGGCACAAGGCAATTGGGATAGGCACGTCTCTAATATGCGTCATCAGCGTTGGGCCAATGCGGAACTCGAACGCTTGTCGGTGGCGGCCCTAGCAGATGCGAGAGAGCGTGTAGTCGCGCATCGAGAGCCTGGGATTGTCTACATTGTCGAATTACACTCGACGCCTGAAACACGACGTGCGACGGAAGAGGCGGTTGCGGCCGCAGAAGCAGCGGGGGAGAGGGTAGTATTTACAAATGCGTTGGGTCATAGGAGTTGGTTCTATTAGCGGAGCCAGCGGAGCCAGCGGAGCCGGCGGAGCGGCGGAGCCAGCGGAGCGGCGGAGCCAGCGGAGCGGCGCCCGGATTATCGTTTACGTGCCGTCTTATTACGCATATTCTTTACAGCAGTTGTCTTATCTACATAAAATACATTACCGGGCGACGACGACGACGAGGACGACCTATTTTTTTTAGCAGTCTTGGCTGCTTTTCGCGAATACGCCGCCGCGACCGGGGGTGGGCCATCACGAAAAAACTGTTGAAGATGGTATAATATATACTTGCTTATGATTTCGTCAATCTCGCGGGGATACATTTTTCGTTGATGCGTCTTTGCGTCATACTTCGCCATATTCGCATATTTCACGAAGATATTATTGATTTCGATAATCTGTTTTTCTGCGGCGGAGGCGGGCGATATACCACCAGGAGTAATAAACTTGGCAAATACATCACGATATAATGCGCTCTTTACAAATCGGGCGACGAATGTATGAAACGGTATATAACAATGATACGGCTGTAGTTTGATATAATAAACGCGTTCATCTGCCATTTTAGGATGATACACGTCGTCTAGAAAACATATTTCGCTATCCGATGGAATGCGCGCACAACGAATGAGTTCATTTACGGTCTTTTCCTTGGTGGTTCGTTGTGGGAATGCGGACGCCGACGCCGCCCCGGCGGCATTTCGCTCTTTAAACCCACCAATCGTATGGTCGAAGAGAGGGGGGATGATGGCAAGACCGCCGCTGGTCGCGACGGCGGCGGATGCGCGCAATTTATACTCGAAATATTGTCGAATATGTGCGACCCATTTATCAGGCCCCATATTATTCGTATATATCATAACCTTAGTACCAGGAATAGAATTCTTCTTTTTACGGATATATTCTAATATACGCAACATACTCGGGCGTATAATTTCCGGGTATAAATCAACTAAATCATTAAAATAACGGTATGTAATATCTGGTTTATCGAAGTATTCTTCTATTGCGTGCGCGAATATCGAAAATTGAGAGAAATTGCCGAGGGTCTCATCTACATCAATCACAACGGACTTTATTTTCGGTTTCAAAGACATTCGTAGTATACTACTATAGTATAGTATTATAGTATTGTAGTATTGTAGTATTGTAGTATTGTAGTATTGTAGTATTGTAGTATTGTAGTATTGTAGTATTGTAGTAGTATTATGCGAATATTGCCGAAATATACAGATAGTGATATTGATGAAGATATGAAACTAACACGCAGTGATTATATCAAGATTCTTCGTCATTATCGTCGCGGTTCACGCCCTATGCGAGAGGCGGCGGCGGCAGGCATTTCTACGAAAACCGCGAAGGAGCGAGCACACAGTATTCTTGCGGGGAAATTGTGTCGCTGTATCAAGCCGACTACGTCGACGTCGACGTCGACGATGATGACCCGGGCTCGGAAACGACGCGATTCTGCTGAGAAAAGTCGGCGTATCGCATATTGTACCCAGTCCATATTCAATAATAGAAACCTACGTCGTCACGGGTTTCGCTGTAAATCTGTGCGTGGCGACCGGTTGCGCCCGCGTTTCACACGTGATATAACAAAATCGGAAAAGAATTTGGTGTTACGGCATCATTGATTGCCGCCGTCGCCGTCATTGTCGGTCTCGTCGCCGTCTACGTATTCTACCGCGCGCAAGATAAGCAATTCTTCTTGACTCAATCTCTGGAACACGACATTAAGTTCAAACTTGATATTGAATACGAAGCGTTTCACGTTCCGGATTGTGACGACGTGAACCCCTTCTTCCGGGTTTTCGCGGACACGGAATAACGTCCCGCCAAGTGTGATATATGGGCGTGTTTCGAGCGACCGTAAGGGTATCCACCGTATCAATTGATTATGTTTCAGGTCATATGGGGTTTCAATCACGCGATACATCGGTAATTTTCGTTCAAACTCGGCCATTTTCTCCGGCGTCAAATTCATCGACGAGAGAATTTCGTGTCTTCGCGCGGCAATCTTCTTCAGCGTCAAATTCGCAATCGTGTTATTCTCTGTCTTATTCATCGCAGATAATATCGCATTAATATCCATCGGAAATGTGGGTTCATCAAGGACGGACTGAAGTAGGTCGTCGTCGGAATCCACGGCATAATCGGAATCTTTGACACTAGGGTGGGTCCGGGAGGGCGGCACGTCGTCGTCCGCGTCGTCATCGGTGGACGACATCGTCGTTTCTGTATCAGTAGCGTCGTCGTCCAGGTCGTCGTCGTCGTCCCGGTTCTCGGTATCCTCGGTATCCTTGTGTAGTAATTCATATATATTTAGTTCATCTTCCAGACAGTCGCCGTTGGACCTGGACCTCGACCGGGACCTCGACCGACGACCTCCGACCGACGGGCGCATATAATCCAAATCAACGACTACTGTTTTCTTCATAGCGTAGCGAAGCGAAGCCGAGCGATACATACATACACCCGCATCTGTTTATTATATATAAGGCATCCAAACACCCTCGATGGGCTGTATTTTAGCCCGATGATGTCCGATTTTAAGTGCGTTTATCGCCCTCCTTACTGAAAACCACAGCATATATAGCATTATCTTATAGCTTTTTGAAAAGTCAGTAAGGCGGGAAATCGCGCGGTTGGAGGGCAAAATGGAGGTAGCCGTCGGGGTGTTAGATGGGCTTACGACCGCCCCGCAGGTTTTTGTGGCGATGGTGGCAGAACCGCCGAGTTATGCTCTCGTCAGGCTAAATGTGCGAAAAATCGCGTTTTAAAAGCAAGACGGCCGATCCGGGATTTGGACATTTATTTTTTTAGACCACTTTACCCTTTTCGAGTTAGCGGGATATATAGCTTTTTTATTTCTGGTGATGTGACTGAAGATGGTGTAAATGTTGCCAAAATGTCCAAAGTGCAATATTGCAAAACATTGCTAAATCAGACAAATTCAGACAATACCCCACACTGACGTGTTCAGAATCCTTGGTGAGAATGCTATATATAGACCATCATTTGGTCTGTATGTTGCCACACCCTTGGGGTAAAGCGAATACCCCAGGCCGTGGGGTAAAGCATAATGAATAAATAATAGAGGTATAATATAGATTATAGTAACGACAATCTCTCGGAATATACAATTTCAACCGGTGAAAAATGCCGCGGAAGTATGTTGACTACTCAAGAACGTATATCTACCATCTAACTTGTAAAACAAAGGAGATTTCAGACGCATATATTTCGTATACAACCAACTTGACACAAAGAAAGTATAAGCACAAGCGCGAGACTTTGGATAATACCTACCGGACGAAGTTATACGATAGTATTCGGAAGAATGGTGGTTGGTCGAATTGGAGGTGTATTATTTTGGAAGAATGTGCTTGTAACAATGAAAACCAGGCCAAGGACTTGGCGAATTCCTATATTATTAAAATGAAACCAAATTTGAACGATGAAAAAATGGACGAGAAGTCGATGGACGACCTTCCTGGACTTCCTGGAATTAGACCAAATATTTTCGCCGATGAAACGATCGCAACGTCGGCTCCGCCTCTTTTGGATGGAGGGATTCCAACCCAGACAAATGAAGGGAAATATGTTTGCCTTTGTAAAAAATCCTACGCGCACAGGTCGAGTTATTATAAGCATACTTCTACGTGTCTTCAATTTCAACATAGACAGTCTGTTAATAAATTGGCGGGTATACCGCCGCCACATGATTCTTCAATGAATACTGTTTCCGTTTCTATTATTTCGACTACAACGACGACGACGACGACGACTGCGACGATGACCGTGCCGGTGGTTGCGCCGGTGGCTGTGCGCGAGAGAATAGAACAACCTATCGCCTCCGGCGGCCCCGACCTCGACGCCGACGACGCTGACGACGACTCTACGGAAATCGTGCGCTATCGTTTCAAATCTAAAAAAAAGGCGGAGAAAATGGACGAAGTGGTCGACGACGTAGTCTTTCATTATTCCAATTTTACAGAACCAGAATTATCCATCCAAATCTCTGAAAAACAAGAATACGGTGAGCGTGATAGTAGTAGTCGCACGGATTCATCGTCGTCGTCGTCGTCGTCGTCGATTGCGGACGACACGGACACGGACACGGACACGGACACGGACACGGACACGGACGCGGATACGGTATCCGCAATGTCCGCAATGACCGCGGGAACTGATGCGGCGTCCTCGGTCGTATCCGAGCTTCTCACCGAGCAAAATGAGAAGCTCAAGGATTATATTAGGAAGATGATTTCGGCGCTTACCGATGGCAAGAAACGAAACAAGAAATCTCTCGTCAATTCTCTCGTGTTTGAGTTATTAGACCAGAATAAAACCCTACAAAAGCAAATCGTTGAATTAAGCAAGGAGCGCAATATTATCGTCAATAATACGAATAACAACCAATTTAATTTGAACTTTTTCCTGAATGAACAGTGTAAAGACGCGGTCAACATCTCGGACTTTGTCAATTCTCTCGAAATCACGATGGACGACCTCGCGTATACACGGAACCAGGGACTTGTGGAAGGTATTAGCAAGGTGATGATTGACGGATTGAAGCAAATGGACTTGTATAAGCGCCCGATTCATTGTACGGACCAGAAGCGGGATACGATTTACGTGCGGGACAATCACCAGTGGGCGAGAGATGAGGGAAATGCGCGGATGCGCCAGGCGTTCATTGATATCGCCAACAAGGAGTATTTTGCGGTTAAAAAGTGGATGGATTTACACCCGGGGTGGGAGACGAATAGTAGACTCCAGGAATTTCACCATAAGATGATTCGAAATGTCCTTCACGAAATCAAGGATGACCCGATTGGTGAACGTAAGATTATGAAAAGTATAGAGCGAGAGATTTTTATAGAGAAGTGAATGCGCAGTCCGAGAGATTATTAGTAATATGAAATACTAGTAATGGTAATTTTATAAAATATGAGTATTATTGTATAAGATGAAAACGAATAGAAGGTCCAAACGCGTTAAAAAGACGCGGCGGAATCGGCGTTCTAGACGGACGCAAAGGGGGGGGGGTAAATTCGGTGATTCTATAAAGTTACGCGAATCAAGGTTGAAAGAATGTACACGAAAATGTGATACAGATAATCCAGACCCAATAACCAGATACGAAATGAGAAACCCAACGCCAAGTGGATGGTATATAACGAGTAAAGGGCCATTTCAGGGCTACGGCCCAAGTTATGAAATAAAAAATAAATCGCTTGCCATTGAAATATCAAGCGATAATGACTACCCGTTATATCAACACTATTTAGACATGTTAGAAGAACTACCAGACCCAACAAAAATATATACAACCGGTAGCATGTTGAATAAAACCCAATGGAAATTGACATATGACTCCACGCAGCAGCTACTTCAATGGGTAAATCAAAACGACAAAACGACACAACCATTTGTTATACAATCACCATTGAAAATCGGTGATAAAATGGCAACATAATTTATAAATTATATAAACATAATCAGATTAGCCTATGTTTATGTGACACAACACGCAACCCTAAAACTTTGACCCGATAACCTCATTGGCGGCCATAGGCTCAAACGACATCATCCCGCCGGGCATTCCGCCGCCGACATTTTGCGCGTAAGTGCTGTTAAAGTGCTGCTGCTGCTGGGATGCCTGCGAGAGACCGTAGTCGGCGGTGCCGGTATTACGGTTGGTGGTGAGGACGGGGTTAGGAGGCGCCATTCCGCCACCGACCATTCCACCGGGCATACCTCCGGCATACGGCTGGGAGAGCGGTTGTGTGATGCGGACCGCGCCGCTGCCACCCTGTGCGCCGCCACCACCAGCGCCGCCCGCACTGCCATTGTAACTCGTCTCACCGCCCAGTAACTCGATTGTGCGTTCCACGATAATCTGGACCTTCTCGCCCAACTTTGTCTTGATACTCAAGAGAATCATCAATATTCCTAAAATTGTCGTGGTAAAGTTGAAATCGCTGTATCTGTATCCCGAATAAGTGGGGACATATGTTATTAAGCGATGGATAAAGTAAATGAACACGAACATAAACAAGATTTGGCCGATTATTTCTATCAAAATCATCAGGGTTGCCTTGTGGTCGTCCGGCTCGGGGACGTAGGTGCGAACCAAGTATAACATAACGAGGATGGGGATGAATCCGATGATGGTATATTGGACGATATTTAATAAGACGCCTTGCTGCTGTTCGTCTAAACGAAACACGTGGTCCACGAACGAACTACCGCGCTTCGTTCCCTCCTTTACAGTTTCTTCAAATGCCTCCATTGTTGAGTATATATATATACCGGCGAATATATAAAATAATGGAATGGAATGGAATGATATGGAATGATATGGAATGGAATGAAATGGAATGAAATGGAATGAAATGGAATGAAATGGAATGAAATGCGCGAGCGGACGCGTAGCGGAATGCCAATGATATAAACAGTTCTCAATGATAATAGTTATTGTAGTATTTTCTATTATAAGTCCAATGCTCCGTCGTTTCTCTCGTATCAACAGTGTTCCGCATTATCGCGTTGAAAATACGGGTGTGGCGCAATACGCCATAAAAAGCACCGAAGACACCGCCACCGCCGCCGCCGCCGCCGCGACCGCCCACGCAGAATACCAATACCTAAATCTCATCCACGATATTATACAACAAAACAATGAACAAACGGGCCGGAATGGGTCCACATATTCCATATTCGGCGCAGGAATGGTATTCTCATTAGACCAAGGAACGATTCCGATTCTCACCACAAAGAAAATGGCGTGGAAAACGTGTCTCAAGGAACTCCTCTGGTTCGTCCAGGGGAAAACCGACAATCGCATTTTACAAGACGCCGGCGTCCACATTTGGGACGATAATGCGTCACCCGATTTTATGGAATCGCGCGGACTCGCGCACTACGCCGAAGGCGACCTCGGCCCCATCTACGGACATCAATGGCGCCACTTTAACGCAGCATACGAGAATCACGAGACGGATTATACCGGGAAAGGAATCGACCAACTCGCCGAGATTATTCGGTGCCTGAAACACCCCACCGAGAGATTTTCGCGCCGCCTCATTATGTCTGCCTGGAATCCGTGCCAATTGGACGAGATGGCCCTGCCACCGTGCCACATCCTATGTCAGTTTAATGTTGATAACCATAATCGCCTTTCGTGTGCTTTGTATCAACGCAGTGGTGATGTGGGTTTAGGTGTTCCATTTAATATCGCATCGTATAGTTTTTTGACGCACCTTCTTGCGAAACATTGCGGCCTGGTCGCCCACGAATTCGTATATCATTTAGGAAACGCACACATCTACGACGACCATATGGATGTTATGAAAACACAGTTATTGCGTCGCCCACTCGCGTTTCCGCGGGTTGAAATATCAGTTTTGAGAGATGACATCAACGACTATGTATTCGAAGATTTTCGCGTATTGAATTACCAAAGTTATGATTCCTTGAAGATGACAATGCGAAAATAATATAGAATTAATGTGTTATTACATTTTATAATCTTCACGACTCCGAACGACCGAACGACCGAACGACCGAACGATATGAGTGGTAACGCAGCATTGTCCGCCGCGCGAAAGCGTAGAGCATCTTCTACACCCATGGGCGCTGGCGCACAAACTACGCAATCTTCCGCCTATTATAATCGAACAACGCCTACGACGCAACAATTGATGAATCAAACATTCCCGGAACATAATGGCCAGCCACAATATACGCTTCCTAGAGAATCGGTCCCAAATGTGCCGATAAATATATACGAAAACATAGAACTTATTAAGCAGCAAATCACCGCGCGAACCAAAACGATACAAACACAAGGAAGCACGATACCTGTTGACAAACTCCGAATTCTCCAAAAACAAAACGAAATCCAAACCCAAATTCTTAAACAGAAAATGGCAATCGCGCAACAGATGGAGCAAGTCGAGCAACAGCAACTTCAACAGAAGGAGCAAGAGCTACAACAGCAAATGTCGCAAATGGCGATACCCTCTATGAACGAACCAGAGTTTATTTATGAAAAGGGAATACCTCGAAAGAATCCGAAATATAAATCACCGGCGGAAATAGAGGCGATGAAACAGGCGAGGGCGCAGGCGAGGGCGCAGGCGAGGGCACCGGCACAGGCACCGGTCGCGCAGGCACAGGCACCAGTCGCACAGGCACAGGCGCCGAGTCGAATGACACCCTTCGTAAGTATGGTATCCGATACCGGTGTGATTCCACCTCCCATTGTTATTTTAAAATCGCACGATGCCAAACTGGAAGAACACGATAATGTGATACAAGATATCATTCACCAGTTGGATTATTTACTAGAACGTGTCAATGAAGCATCGCCCACCGCCGCGCCCACCGCTACCGACGCCGCCGCCGCCGCATCCGATGCGGACGAACCAGAGCAAGAATTACTGATGGAGGTTGTTATGAGCGATTTAACAAACAGTCGCGAATTCGTAGAAGGTATTGTGGATAAGATTGTCAATGATACGAA